CTTTTTTCTTTTCACAGCTGTTTTAGCAGAACGTATGAATGCTGCTTTTGTAGGAGCACCCTTTGCTCCTTTTTTACGCATCTTCTTACCTGCTTTTCTTTTTTTATTTATATTGTAGTAAAGTCCTTTTCTAGCTCGTCTTCCATCTTTAGTAGTGTGAAACTTACTGCTAGATTTTTTCTTTTTAACTGCCATAATAATCCCTCACTTTATTTCTTTTTTCTTTTATAAATTTTTTTCTTTTTTGTGGTTTTAACAACTTTCAACTTTTTCTGATCTTTGTTAATTTTCTCAAGTTTTTTAGCCTGTGCAGCATGTAGTTTACTAGCTTTTTTCAAACCCCTTATTATTTCATTTAAGTCTTTAGTGTAATGAGACATACCTTAATCCTCATATAAGTTATCAAAAGTTATAGAAGGATCAAGATAGCTTTGATGTCCTTCTGCCGAATGTGTCCATTGCGAGGGTCTGAAATCAGGTGCTCCTTCTCCTGTTACCCATAATGCAGGACTGGTTGCTCTTACTCTATTATTAGGTAATGCGACAAAGTTTCCTTTCCATTCACAATCTTCTGTTATATATAATACATGAGATTGTTTATGTTGTGCTGGATCATCCGCTATGTCGTTATCTGTATAATCTACAGTAAACATATATTTACCTGTATAAAAATCACCATCTATTTTGCAAAGCCAAGGACTTGAACTCACTCTATCCATTACAACTATTGAGTGATGTCTGGATTCACAATCCCAAGGTTGAGCTATATGATCTTCCATAGGAATTGGATAGCTGTCACTAGGTATATCCGCTACTAACGCTTGTATCGGCATTCTAGCCCACATTGCTCCTCCATGTATGTTACCTTCGTCATTATCTTCACAATGAGCTTCCTCTCCTGTGAACACTACCTGAAAACTTAAAGACCTATCAGGTATTGTATTTACTGCTATTGCTAAAGCGTGAATATACTCGTCATGGTATTTTTCGTGATTGTGAGTAAATTCGCGCCGCACCCAACATTTAAAATGTGGAATGTTACTTATCAAATAAGGCACTTATCCTCTCCTGCGTAAACCGTTTCTCCTAGCAGTCTTTCTCATAGCACCGCCTTTTGACATTTTACGAGGCTTCATTTTCTTCCTTAAAGCACCACCTTTTGACATTTTACGAGGCTTCATTTTCTTCCTTAAAGCACCACCTTTTGACATCTTTCTGACACTTCTTCCTTTACTCTTTTTTCTTTTCTTAGCCACTTTCTTCTCCTTTTATTACTCTATCTCTTAGTCTCACAGCTCTTGGACCAACTTGCGTAGCCCATTTACTGTCCATCATTTCAACTGCAGCTTTTTCGAAATCTTTTTCTTCAAGCGCAGATAAAAATTTTTTAAATTTTAACAGTCTATTAATACCTAAATTAAACGCCATGTTAGCCATTACTCTTTGATGATCTTCATTTAAGTCTTTCCACCAAGGTATGTTTCTATCTAAATCTGTTAAAACTCCTTGAATATCTTTTTCAAAACACTCCTCTATTCTTTCTTCAGAAACAGGGGTATCTACTTCTTGACCATGTTCTGGATCTGTATCTAATATTAGATGACCTATACCAAATGTAGGATAGCCAAGATGATCTAAATATATTTTATTCACACATCCTTCATCTATTGTAAGTTCTTTTCTCAATAATTCTATGTTCATAATATCCTCTACAACGTTATTGTGGTAGCTCCTCCTAGTTTCAACGTAACATTACCTACCTCTGCTGAAGCTTCAAAACCTTTCGGAGCTGTTGGAACAGAAATATTTTGCCAACGTCCACCTGTATATACTTGTAAAACACCAATATCTGTGTTCCAAATTATACTTCCATCATTAAAATTTATTTGATCTCTATTCGTTGTTGTTATTTGTCTTATATCGTCTGGATTAAAACTACCTATGTTTAATTCTATTACTCTCACTAGACGATTATATGTGTCTGAGTCTACTGTTTGTGAATCTGTAGAAGCTACTGGTAATCTAGTTTGTAATAAAGTGCTCATCTTCTGCCATCAGGGTTTATATCTAAACGAGTAGCACCTAGTCTCCAACCAGTGCCTGTGTTTCCACTCACATTATCGTCATCTGATTCTACCCTCACTACAGCTTGTCTAGCTCTAGCTCGCACATCTGCTTTTGAGGTAGAACTTGTTATAGAACTTGTATTTTTAACTACTAAAGAATCTCCCGGAGAGTTGCGAGTTTTCAAAACTACATTAACTGTTCCTGCAGAATTTTCCAAAAATTTAAAATCAGGAATTATTCTTCTTATAAATGCAAATTGTTCACCTTCTGCTAAGTCAAAATCACTAGACTCTATAAATACATTAGTCATGGGATTTCCATCATCGTCATAACCTGTTTCATGTTCGTATAGAAATCCTCCTCCTGTTGCTCTAGGATAAGACTCTACTCCTGAGTCTAACCATGCGTGTCTTTCTAGCTCACCGTACGACCAGACCTGTTCTGCGTAGTTATAAACTACATACCTATCTATTTCACTACTATTAGCTGAAGGATAAAACCAACCGACTTCATCGAACTGAGTATTACTAAACCCAAAAACTTTAAATATCTGAGAGGTATTGAAATCATCGAAAACATAACTTAAAACAGAACAAGGTAATTTATTTACCGAACCTGTGTAAGAGTAAAAATTATCATAACTCATCCAATAAACACCTGTAGGAGCAGTAACCGCAGCATTTGGTGCAGATAAACCTGTAGTTTCACTAATCAGGTTTAATCCAAAAGTAAAGGGAGCACCAACAAACTGCATACTGTATAAAGATGTGTCTGTCCATATTAATGTTTCTTGTCTAGATTTTACAGAGCCTATGATGGTACTACCGGAAGACAATCTTAAACTTCCTGCTGTGTTGGTAGTTTTCGGCTCAAACTCTAATGGATTTTCTTGATCACTAAAAGCTACTAGCATAGGATCAGCAACACCTGTTCTACTATTTCCAGATATAGGATCTGCTCCTAACACAATCAAATGTCTATCTTTTTCAGAAGTTATCACCCCTAATGCAACCGTAGGAACTAAATTAGCTCCTGTAGTAGTGTGCAATTTAACAGCTCTTGTACTTGTACCGTTATTTTCCACCCATCTGAATATTGGACCATTTCTAGGATTTATGATTAAATCCTCTCCATAATTATCGTGAGACCATAAACGTAATTGGTTAGTAAAACTTAAAGCACTAGCACTACCGAAACCTCCTGATCCCCATGGCTCTACTCCCCAACCTGTACTAGACGCATAGGCATCTAGTCCTACATTTAGCTGATATGTGGCATCTGCTCCTGATCCACCATTACCGCTATCACTAGCATTTGCTGTAACTGTTGCACCATTAGTGTCTTTAGCTACGATAGTAAAGGAGTTTGTACTTACTACGCTCGTTACTTGATATTCTTGATTTAAAACTGTTGCGGTTATATTACCGCCTAAAGAAACAGCTTCAGCAAAAGTTACAAAATCATTCAAGGAAGCTCCATGTCCTGAGTCTGTAACAGTTATAATAGATGATCCGTTTGTTGCTGAGAAAGTAACAGTATTTGTATTTACGTTTCTTATAGGAGTTATGTCGGTAAATACTTCACCTTCTTTTATGTAGTATTTAAAAGTTGTGCCTAAACCTAGATATTTGGCTCCCGATAAAGCTACCCATCCGTGTAATGCTCTACCTGTTCCTTCATAAGTATTAGGAGTGTCTTTAGCCCAACCTCCTATTTTTTGAGGTCTACCGTTTTTAAATCTTACAAGATTAACGTCAAACCAGCCCCCCTCATTATCGTAATCAGTCCCTTCTCTATTAATTCCCGGACGAAATACAAATTTATTTAAAGGCATTGTTCCCCCTTATAAAAACTTAGACAGCACGACAGATCCTAATATAAAAGGATATACCGCCCAGATCATATTCTCTAGTTTTTTAAATTTAGCAGAACCCTCGTCTAATCTTTTTTCTATATATTCGTAACGAATTGCACACTCTCTTTCGTGAGCTTCTATCTTCGAAAAAGATTCTTTTACTGTTGACATGATGATTATTCTAACTTGAACAACCTAAAAAAGAAACCATTTCACAATTCACTACTTTTTATAAGTGTGTAAGGAATAGTTATTTTAGAAACATCTACATTTTCAGGCAAGAAATTTTCGAATTTATTAATGAACAATACAGCCTCATCGTATTTATTTTGTAGTTTTATTACTTCTTTAACAGGATTACCTTCTGCGTGAGTATCTATCAATGTTGCGTTTTCATAAGGGTGCTCTCCTGCGTAAAGACAAAGCCAACCACCTGAGTTACTTACGACTAATATTTTTTTCCTGTTTAAGACGTTAATAAATTCTTTTAAGTTATTAATCACTGTGGATTTACACCACAATTTTTGTTTACTATGTTGTTTTACAGCTTCTATACTTTTACGATTAAACTTCGGCATCATAGTAATAACCTTTTTATCTTTTGCTGTGTATGACTCACTGTATAAAGCAATTCTTTTGATATTTTTATCTGCTTTTAACATCTCTACTGCATCATCTA